TTCTGCTTCTTTAACTCTTGTTGTTAAAGCAGTATTTAGAAAGTCCTGTCGTGCTTGAGCAGCCGTTCTAACGACATCTGGGTCTCCTGTAGCTGTTGCTGTTCTAAATGCCTGATTAAGCTCTTCAATAGCCCTTTGTGTCTGCTCTCCTACTTCTTCTCTAAAAGTACTGCTTGAGTTAATAAGTTCTTTTTCAATCTCAAGAAGTGGCTTGCTTCCTGTTATCTGACCTGACGTTCCAGCATCAGAAGAGGCTCTTAATTCCTGTGCAAGTAATGTTGGCTCTTGACCAGCCTCAAGTACTTGTCGTTGTACGACTTCAGCAGCTTGCCTTTCCACACCTCTAGGACGAAATGTTTCAATAGCTCTTACTACAGAGTTATAAAAAGTAGGTATTGAGTTTGCTATCACAACAGGCGTAAACGCTGCTCCCAACTCTGCATATAATCGTGTTGTCGCATCAGATGGGTCTACTTGTTCTGCTATTCCAGCAGCAGCACTTGGAGCTAAAGCTAAACCACCCTCAATGGACGCAGCAAGGGCTGGGTTTCTTGCTTGAGTTTTAACTAAATCACTCACCGTTTCTGTAAGCACATTTCTCTTTGGTATTGCTGTATTTATTGCGTCTACAGCCGACACACCTCTTGATGCAGCCATAAACGGTAATACTGTTCCTGTGGTCTGACCAAATGTCTCTCCACCCACCGCAAAAGGTCTTTGGGAAGAGGGTAGGTCTTGAATATCATCATACCCAATGTCAAGAAGACTCGTAAGTTTTCTGAGAGACTTTGAGCCACCAATAGGTTGTTCACTAAACGGTTCAAACCCTTGCTCTCCAGGCAATATGTTTAAAACTCTTGGTAACTGATTTATGAGGTCAACAGGAGCGCCAAGAACATCAGCCAAGCCGACATTGATTCCTTTTCCAACGGCTGCTGTCTTTTCCATGCCTGTTGATGGTCTTGTTTCAAGATAGGCTCGTCTGACTGTATCATATTGGTCTGTACCCCTTTTATCTTGGTTTTGTGTAAGCCATTCAGCGTACTTTGTGGCTTTTCTTATATCAGCCATTACTCACCACTTCCTACAATTTCATCAGCTTGATTAAGCAAATTATTAGTAGATGAACCACTTTCGTAATCGTTTATAGCCACAGTAACATTTGCTATATAATTTTGAATTTTTTGGAATTGACTTCTTAATTCCTCTAATTCTGCTTGAGTTTTTACAGAGGTCATTTGTGCTTTTAAATTGTTCAGTGTGTATTGTAACTCAGGAACTAATGCTTTCGACTTTTCGACAAATGTTTGATTGTTGTCTGACGGTTGAGGAAGTATTTGTTCAATAGTTTTTTGTGTATAGACACTACCTTTATCGCTTAGGGCTTTTACAAGAGGCTGTTTAATACTGTTGTTGACTTGATTTATGATAGCCTTTTGTTTTTCTCGTTCTTTGCTAAAACTACCACCAAATAAACCAGTAACAGCATTTAGAAAGTCTGTCCCCATTCCTCCTATGTCACCACCAGCAGCAGTCGTAATATCAATTTCAGACCCTTTTCCCTCAACTTCTTCAATTTTCTCTGTTGTTGAAGGTACAATTTTATTAATGTCATCTAAATTAAGTAGACTAACACCAGTATTATTTGTGTTGCCTATAGGAAAAATCTTTCCAGTTCGTGTATTACGCTGGAAAGCTCCTCTTCCTCTGAGTGACTCTGGTAAATCTTCCTGAGACACAAGCTCAAAACTATCTTTCGGTAGTAACTCTCTTGCCGTCATAGCTCTTATAAACCCTGTTGGGTTTGCTTGAAGAAGCCCCAACATTCTAGGATTATTTGCAAATTGCTGTTCAAGAAGACCAATCGCTTCTCTTTGTCTTTTCAGGTCTTGTGTATTTTGAGCCAATAACCCAGCTTGATTTGCTGCCCTTATAGCAGAGGGCGCACCATCACCTCTAAGCAAACTTGTACCCAACGTAATTTGTTGTTGAAACTCAGGTGTATTGTAAACATCTAAGAAAGGCTGTGAAGCTGTCCGTACCTTAGAACCAAAATTTTGAATTGCATCTAAAAGACCCATTAAGCAACCTCTTTAATTTTAGAATAATCAATCATTAAGTATCCATGTGAGCCTTCGACTACAGCATCAGGGAATACCTTTTGTACTTCTTGTGCGATAAATCCTTTGCGTGGGTGCTTATCAAGACCCAAAACAAAAGCCTTTGCGTTCCATTCCCACTCATAAACATTAAGCCCTGTCGAGTGTGTTCCTATCTTTTTTATATCAACTTTTAATCTTCTGTCAGACAAAGACGCTAGGGCTGCTATAGTAGATATAGTTCCAGCAATTTGATCTCCAGTTGAAACATTATTGGTTACTTCTTTAGTAGTTGTTCCACCAGTGTTTGTGTTTGCCCCAATAGCAGAAAGAATGTTGTTAATTCTTTGTTGTTCGGCAACATTTCTTGCGCTTTGTATCTCAAAAGGTCTATTGAGAAGTGCCTGATCTAAAGCTCTCTGTTCTGAGCCAACACTTGACAATGCACCAAGTAAGCCAAGATCAGAACTTAAAATTGAAGGGGTCATACCTATAGCCGATAGTTTTCGTGACGCATCTGCTTCCATTGCATTAGCTAATGTAGGCGCAACACCTGAAGCAATACCTTCACCAATGGCTGTTCCAAAGGCATCAGAGCCTAGTCTACCACCACTAGAATACTGAGATGTTATGTTATTTACAGTGTTTGATATTGTGTCATCTAACACTCTTTGCAAAGGGTCAGATACATTGAATTGACCAGTAACAATATCATCCAATGCTGTCTTTGCCGTTCCTAGAGGATTACTTGTTGCAAGGTTTGTTATCAGGTTTTGTGCAACATTTTGTGTTGGCGTAAATCCAGCTATTTCAGGCACAACATTTGAACTTGGTCTAAAGTTTTGGGCTTCTCTAAACCCTGTCTGAACCATATTTTTTACAAAATCAGGTATTTCTTGCGTTTGTACTGTGGTGTTACCACCTCCACCTTTTCCCATTTTATAAGTCCTTATGATAAGTTATATGTGCTGGATACCAGCCGAATTTGTTAATAAATCTATCCCACGCCTTACGACCAAATCCTTCCATGTGGATACATTTGTTGTGTTTAGCGTGAGCCTCAAGAGTTGATAGAACCAACTCAATCCATTCTTTCATGCGTCCACCACCCACAAAGTCTAACGCCATAGCGTTGCCCTTTGGATAGTAGACCATTCGTGTTGTAACAACGGCAATCACCTTATCCTCTTCCTCAACAGTCCACACAAGGTATGCCCCTTGTTTACTTGCCGTATATACGTCCTCAATGTCTATTTTACGAGGTGATAAGCACACAGCCTTGTTGAGTATAGGTTTGATGTATTGCCATTTCTCATCCAGATATTCCACTGGAACAGGCAAAAATCTCATCCCAAAACTACATACATAAAGTTTCTGTCCGTTTGTCCGTTGTTCGCGTGTGTTACAACGAAATTCTGTTTATTTCGTGCAGATATAAATATTGTGCCGTTTCCTACCTCTGCTGACGCATTGGCAGTCAATGGGCTATATAAAATTATGCTATCACTACTAGCCCTTAAATCTGTGACTGTAGTCGTTGTGGCACTTGCCGTTAGGGTAAAAGACCCAGTAGAGTTTAGCTTGCCTTCGAGCAGTAAATTTACGGCACTACTAACCTCTCTAGGCGTTCCCCCAGCTTGGGGTAGACGCAGAAAGTTGAAATTAGCCATTATCGTCTTCCTAGACTGGCTGTCTCAACATCTACTCCCAGAGCGTAACGCCAAGTACCACCACTAGCATTTACTCGTACTCTATGATAGCGACCATTACTTCTGACAGGTACAAAGTTATCAGTGTTCAGGTTGGCAGACGCAGTGAACGAAACAGTATCTATCTGTCGAGAACGAGACCCCACTTGTACAGTGAGGGTAGGAGCTACATCTTTCGATGTAACATAGGGTGTAACACTCTTAACGAGTGACTTCTTCAGTTTTGCTGGCTCAAACTCTGCTGTTTCCAATGTTGCAGCCAACGCATCGCCTGTAAAGGACGCAATCTTACTACTTGAACTCGCAGCAAAGGCACTCTGACCGCCTCTAAAGAAACGTGAATCCAAAGACGTACCCAATGCGTCTAAGCTACTGGATATCGTAGCCAAAGCCTCAAGTGTAAAACTAGGCGATATAATTGTGCCTATAAACTCATGGTCTAACTCTGCCAGTGACCATCGCCCAACAGCATAGTTATACATAATTATCTTATCAGGCGTACCAGCTACGCTTTCATTGGATACATAACTCCATGCAACCACCTGATTAATTGGGTCTATACTGCAACTCAATCTATCCAAATGATGCGGTGATGAGTCATCAAAGAAAAAAGAGTCGACCTTTTCAGCCCCAATTGGTATTGATCGCTCTCCGTTAAACATAAAGAAGCCATCAGAGGCTAAGTAAAATATCTGTGTAGGCGCAAGTGCTGATATAGAGTTTGGTATATCGCACCCATGCCCTGTCTCCACCATATCAAAGGTAAAGATCAAAGGAGAGCCTACATATTGCATCCTAGCAATACCTCTCTCCAACAAGACAACGCCAAAGTCACCACCAACTAAGCCAGTAATGTTTCCGGCATCAGGTATGTCCTGAAAGTCAGCCTGATTAGAGCCTACTGTCCATGTATCGGCATCGTTAATCTGTGACCACTGCACTCGAAAAGGGTTATTCGTAGAGCTTGTATTGTTATGCGCTGTAACGACAAAGTCTCGTATAACCGCAAGAAACTTAGCCTTTGGAGACCCAGAAACATCGGCAAAAGTACTTGAAGACCCAATGGTGTATTTTTGCAACAGATTACTCAATCCACTTGCTGCATAAACACT